GTAAAGGCGGCGGAGATCGCCACCAAGGCACGTCGTTCGCTTGGTGTGGGGTTTATTGGTCTAGCGCATTATTTAGCTAAACTTGGATATAATTATGCTTCTCAAGAAGCATGGAATGCTGTTCATGGACTTTCTGAATCTTTCCAATATTACCTATTAAAAGCATCTAATCAACTTGCAAAGGAAAAGGGGCATTGTGAATATTTTGGTCGCACAAAGTATGCTGATGGTATTCTGCCAATTGATACATACAAGAAGGATGTAGACGAAATTATTTCACCTAAACTTCATCATGATTGGAAAACTCTTAGAGCATCTATCTTGGAGCACGGTCTCAGGCACTCAACATTGTCCGCACAAATGCCTTCGGAGAGCAGTTCCGTTGTGTCAAATGCAACCAACGGAATTGAACCACCAAGAGATTACTTGTCCATTAAAAAATCCAAAAAAGGACCACTCAAGCAAATTGTTCCGCAGTATCATACTCTCAAGAACAACTACACGCTTCTGTGGGATATGCCTAATAACATTGGGTATATTAATATTGTTGCGGTAATGCAAAAGTTCTTTGACCAAGCGATTTCTGGCAACTGGAGTTATAATCCAGAGAATTATGATAATAATGAAGTACCAACTTCAGTAATGGCAAATGACTTTTTGACTACATACAAGTACGGGTGGAAAACTTCTTACTACCAAAACACTTATGATATTAAAACCGATGAGGTTGTAGAAGAGAAACCCAATCTTAAAGATTTGCTAAGTGAGTTAAGTTCAGTAGAGGAGGGAGAGTGTGAATCCTGTGCAGTTTAAAATTTCTTCAACAGAGGAATCAACACAAATTAAAGGTATGACAGTTTTTAATACTGAGCAAGTGAATACCAAAAAGCAACCAATGTTTTTTGGAAAACCTTTAGGAGTTCAAAGATATGATTCATACAAATATCCTGTATTCGATAAACTAACTACTCAGCAACTAGGATACTTTTGGAGACCCGAAGAGGTTTCTCTCCAGAAAGATCGTGGAGATTATCAAACACTTCGTCCAGAGCAAAAGCATATCTATACTTCTAATCTGAAGTATCAGATTATGCTTGACTCTATTCAGGGTCGTGGTCCTGGTATGGCATTTATTCCTTATTGCTCTCTTCCTGAATTGGAAGCATGTATGGAAGTTTGGGGGTTCATGGAAATGATTCACTCACGTTCATACACTTATATCATTAAAAATGTCTATTCAGACCCTTCTGAGGTGTTTGATAAGATTGTGACCGATGAGCGTATTCTGGAGCGTGCTAAGAGCGTTACAGAGTCATATGATGACTTTATCCAATCATCACAACAATATGGTGCATTCAATACATGGATGCATAATCTTGAAGGAGTATCATACGCAAAGGAAACACTTAACGATGTCAAACGAAAATTGTATAAAGCAGTCGCAAACGTTAATATTCTTGAAGGTATTCGCTTCTACGTTAGTTTTGCTTGTAGTTTTGCCTTTGGTGAACTTAAACTTATGGAAGGATCAGCAAAAATCATCTCTCTCATTGCAAGAGACGAAAACCAACACCTAGCCATCACTCAGAATATTTTGAATAAATGGCGAGATGGTGACGATCCAGAAATGAAGCAGATTATGAAAGAAGAGGAAGAGTGGACATATTCTATGTTTGATCGTGCCGTAAATGAAGAAAAGAGATGGGCAGATTATCTGTTCAAAGATGGAAGCATGATTGGACTAAATGATAAACTTCTTCAGAAATATGTAGAGTGGATCGCAAATAGAAGACTTAAAGCAATTGGATTAAAACCCCAATACGATATTTCAGCAAACAATAATCCTCTTCCTTGGACTCAGCACTGGATTTCCTCTAAAGGTCTCCAAGTGGCACCCCAGGAAACGGAGGTAGAAAGTTATGTAGTAGGTGGAATTAAACAGGATGTGGAAAAGGACACATTCAGCGGTTTCAAACTGTAATAATACATAAAAACTTTATAGATAGGGGAGAAAACCTCCCCTTTTTTATGCCAAAGAATCAATTTAATAAAGAAGAACTAAAGGCTCGTGTGTTAAAATTGAAAGATAAACTTTATAAAGATCATATTAGACCAGAAATGGATATGAAAGGAGTTGCACATAAATACCTGAACGAAGTCCTTGATATAATTGATGAGTACAGATATTGACTATGAAAATCCTTGGTTATATAATGAGAAATCTTTTACCAGTGCTGATATTAATGAGCACTTTGGTTTTGTTTACCTCATTGCCGATAAGTTATAATAATCCAAAATCAATTATAGAACTAATTAATAGTAAAGATTAATTCCTCCTTTAATTGTTTTTTATATGTTTGAAATCCTATTTTCTTTTCTTTGATATATGAAGTAATACTTTCCCAAGTATTTGTCCCATCACTTATTTTTACATTCCTTGATGTGGTAAGTGTTTTTTTATGTTCTTCTGTAAGTTTTTTCCCATACATAGGATTTCCTTCTCCTTTATACATTTTGCTCAATTTCTGCCTCACTTCAGGTCTATATACTGGATTGTATGATTTGTCTTTCATTTTTTCACTTCTCATATCACAGAACTTATCATTCTTCATAACAACTTCATATATTCCTGCTCTTTCGCTGACAAAAAATCTTCCTTCAATATTTGTGTTATAATAATCATCAGTCATTAGAACATCTCTTTTGAATTGTTCCATGGTTTCATAGTAAGACATTGATTTTTTGTGAGGACACAAATAAAGAATTTCCCTTGAAAAATTATCTTTGCCAAGAAGTTTTACATCTTCATTTAGTTCGTCGCAGGAACCAAAATAATTTTTCCAATCACTTTCTTTTGTTTTTCTTCTACCAGTTTTTTTATCTTTTCTTCTTGTCCAAAAAGATTTCTTTCCAATATATTTTCTATCATTGGTTAAGTTTATTATTAGATAAACAAATCCTTCTATGCCTTTAGGGGCATTTATAAAATCTTCATCGTTATATTTCCAATTCATAGAAATACTTTCTACCATTAAAACTATTTATAATGAAAATATTTTTAGCAGCATTAAAAGTCATAAATTGGTTTTTATCCAAAAGACAGAAAAATCACTTGACCGGAGAACCAAGTGCTCCTATAGTGGATGAAGCAACTTCCGAAAAGATTATTATGGAAACTCAGATTAGTCCTTTAGAGCAAGTTCTTGATTGGGCTGTTGATAAAATTGAAACAACGGAAGATCATTCAAATGCATTAGCATTGGTTTCTGAATTTAAAGAATGGATTAATGCTGAGGAAAATCAGCAAATTGATTATCTTTGTCTTGAAGAAGAGGGATGGGGAGAACAAGAAATCGATATTCGGTAAATTAAACCTTTGACATTATCTAAATATTAACTTATAATGTTTATTCGTCATGAGATTTTGACGTGATTTAGAGCCTAGGAGATTGCCCCTTGAGAAAGGGGAAGTGCGCTTTCTCTATTAGGATGTAGAGTTTTATTAAAATTAATGCTAAAAATGTTTTCAATTCTTGCCATTGCTACTACTGGATTGGCACCCATTCAAGCAAAGGCAGCGAGCGAATGTTCACTCGCATCACATTATGGAGTTGGTGATGGATATCATGGGCAGACAACTGCCAACGGAGAAAAATACAATGCTTACGGAAATTCCGTAGCACACAAGACTCTACCATTTGGAACCAAGTTAAAGGTAACAAATCAATCTAATGGTAAGTCTGTAATTGTCAGAGTTAATGATCGTGGACCTTACATTGCGGGTAGAGACCTTGACTTATCTTATGGTGCATTCTCTACTATCGCTTCACCAAGTCAAGGTGTTGCTAGGATTTGCTATTCGCGTGTATGAAACATAAAAACTGAATAAAAAAGGAGGGCAGAGATGTCCTCTTTTTTTATAAATATTTTTAAAGACTTAAAGTAGATGAAAACTTATACTGGGGTTATTATTAAGATTAGAACAAGTAAATTATATCTAGAGGAGGAAATTTGTAAGTGGGAATAGATAATCTACCCGATGACGAAAAGAAAATAGTTGATATTATTGCAAAAGCAGGATATTTAAAAGCAAGTAACGATAAATTAGAAGTATCATTAGAATCTGCAGATATTTTAAATATACAACCAAAAGGAAATATATTTGGGGCAAAGATTAAGGTAGAAGATAATGGATCTATTACACCTACTTTAACTTTTGATACTAAAAAACTAAGAGAAAATAAAAATTATATTCCACCAGAAAATTTAGTAGATCAAGCATTAGAAGATTTTTGGAAACAGAACAATGTTTAAATTATTTGAAGTTAAAGAAGGTAAGTTTAAAGTATTACCTACATTACATCCAAAATATATAAAAGGATTTATTATCTCTTCAATTGTTTTATTATTAATATCTGGATTATCTGGATGGTTATCAATAGATGAAAAACAATTATGGAAGATATATAATGCCACAATACAACATTTTGGATTAATACATGATATACCAACACAACAAGATGTAGAAGAAGAACTTGAATCTAGAGTTGAACTTGAAGTTGATAGAGCAATTAGAGAATATGAACGATTGACTGGTGATGATGGTACTGTTAGAATACCATCACCAATACATTCAGAAAAACCAGTAGACAATTCTGTATGCTATACTGATGTATGTAAATCACTTGGTGGAGAAATCAGGTTATGTGCACCATGGGTTGACAATTGTAAAGAAGATGATGTAAAATAAAATATATCGGGTAGGTGTCCGAGTGGTTAATGGAGGCGGACTGTAAATCCGCTGGCTCTGCCTACGGGGGTTCAAATCCCTCCCTGCCCACTTGACAATTAAATCCTTAACTGGTATGATTGTCTTATGAGCAGCGGAGGTCCACACTTCGTATAAGTCTCACCCCTCCCATGCCTCTCAACGATGCACAAACAGGGAGGTCTCTTGGGACGGTGGTGGAATTGGTAGACACACCAGACTTAAAATCTGTCGGGCATTGCCTGTGAGGGTTCAAGTCCCTCTCGTCCTACTTGACAATCAAATCTTTAAACGGTATGATTGTCTCATGACTCAGTAGCTCAGTTGGATAGAGCAACTGCCTTCTAAGCAGTCGGTCGTAGGTTCGAGTCCTACCTGAGTCGCCTGGAGTTTATCTCCATATATAAAAGTGATAGAGGGTAAGTCACTGTTATATCCTTATGAGGTATATCACACTTACTCCATCAAATGCGAGTGTGGTGTAGCGGTAACATGCGAGCCTTCCAAGCTCTTGTCACGGGTTCGATCCCCGTCACTCGCTCTGAACCTTCGGGTTCTTATTCCACAATAGCTCAGCGGTAGAGTCGGTGACTGTTAATCACTTGGTCCCTGGTTCGAATCCAGGTTGTGGAGTTGGTAGTCCTTAGCGATTA